ACACGCGCTTTTTCACCTGCGCGGGCGAATAGATGGCCTCGTCACGCAGCGCGCGCACGCTGTCCACGCCGTTGTTCGACGCCGCGTCCAGCTCGACCACGTCGAGTAAGCGTCCGCTCTCGATGCCAAGGCAGCTCGGGCAGCGGTTGCAGGGGTTGCCGTTTTCCGGATGCTCGCAGTTGACCGCGCGCGCAAGTATTTTTGCGCAGGTCGTCTTGCCTGTGCCGCGCGTGCCGGTGAAAAGATAGGCGTGCGACAGCCGCCCCTCCGCCACCTGGCGCTGCAAGGTCTCGGTGATGTGCTCCTGACCGACCACGTCGGCAAATGTTTTGGGACGCCACTTGCGGTAAAGCGCCTGATACATCCGCAGCCCTCCCTTACAATAGAAATACTCCCCCGTATACAGCTGCGGAACCGGCGTCCTTGCGGCACATGGATGGTCCCGCTTAATGCTGCTCGGTTCCCCGCCTGACATGGTTCGCAGGTACCCATTGCGCAAGACCGGTTCCGCAGCTGTATGCGGAGGAGTTGTTGAACAAATGGTATTCTACTATATTTCAGAAAAAATATCAACAGAAAAATGAAAAAGGGGCTTCACAAATTCAAAAAAATGTGTTATGATAATCCGCGCTGGGAGACCAGCATTGCTATTTGGGCCTGTAGCTCAGTTGGGAGAGCGTACGGTTCGCATCCGTAAGGTCGTGGGTTCGAATCCCTTCAGGTCCACCATTGAGCGCAAATCCGAACCCTACATTGTTTGGGGTACGGTATTTGTGCAAACGAAAAGACACACCTTACCATAATCGGTAGGGTGTGTCTCTTTTTATTCTTCGCCGGTGAACCCGTTGGCCTTGGCACATTTCAAAGCACCGAGAACCAATTTGTGCCGTTTCAGTTCCTTTTCGTAAACGGCTCTCGGAACACCTTCGGAAATCGGGGAAGCGGTTAAAACTCTCTTTCGATCTCTGACTACCTTCCCCTCATAGTAAGAGATTACATCGTCAATGTTCATCATATCGCAGGACTTTCCAAAGAACCTTCCGTTTCCTGTTTGGGTGTAAATTGGACAGCTTTTGCGGCTGCATACTTTATACCTTCCCCGTCTGCACTGGTATTCTCAGCTCGGCTCTTATCCACGATACGGACAAGCACAATAGATATTGCAGTTCCGATAGGGGTAAACACTACCGTCCAGCAAGCTAAGGCACCGGTGTACTGATATTTGATACTCAAGACTGCAAGAATAAATCCTCCTACGAGTCCTATGAGTAACAGGAATACCAGTAAAACAGCCAGACAGTTAGTAAAGCCGAGCCGTTCCAGCAAGACAAGAAAGCGGCTTTTGGTAGGAGCCACCCTCTTGCCGGTTCCCATCAGGCCAGACCGTGTTCTTTTGCGAAGCGATAAAACAGCACAGCCGCCTGTTCACGAGTCAGAGGGTCGGCCCACATCATATTAGGCTGACCATCTACGGTAGTACCGTTACCGGCAAACAGACCAACTCGGATTGCCCATTCACGAGCTTCGGCACTCCACTCGCCGCAATCGTTGTCTTGGAGACTCTTACGATACTCATTCATGGCGATTTTGAACTTCTCATTGAACTCAGTCTGAGTCATCTCTTCCTCTTCCTTTCCGCTCAGGCGTTTATTAACCTCTTCTGCGATTTGACCATGCCGAGAGTAGAGGTATTCTCCCGGACAGCTTTTGTTGGCGAACCACCGGTGTACGGTCATGACCATTTCATTCGCCTTTGGCGTGTACGCCAGCGTCTTGTCCTTGTCCCTAAACCATAAGAGCTTGGTCTTGCCGTTTCTTCGGCAAATATCAGTAACAAGGTCAAGCATGGCGGCAAACGCTTTTTCTGTAACGGCATACGGCTCATTACTTTCACTCGCTACTTCCAGGGTGATTGCACGATGGTCATTGGCAGAAGAAGAGCTGCACCAGGAACGGTCACTCTCGCTGACACACAGACCGATACTCCCATCATAACCAACGACATAGTTACAGGACGCTTGCTTGCTGGTGGGTTGAAAAACCTCACAGCCCCTTTTTGCCGTAACCTGACCGACAAAACAATGAATGGTAATGCGGTCAATGGAATGGTTACGGGGGCTGTTTTTATTTGGAGAAATCAGGGTGTAGGTTGCTAAAGTGCTGTTACTCATTCTTCTCACCCCACCCCATAATCTCACGCAGCTTATCAAATCCAAACATTGCGGCATACGCTACCATGAAACCGATCACCACGAAAGATACAACGATGTACCAAGTGATAGGCAAAGCCTTAATCTGATAATAGGCAAAACCGGAAACCATAGTGAGGGCAATAGCCACAATCAGGGCCAAAATATTTGTAGGCAACTTGTCCCAGGTTACCTTCTTTGCAACCTCGACAATCACATTAGTGAGAGCTACCAGAACACCGATGATGGGGATAATAACAGACAAATCCATAATAAATCTCCCTTCTGTTTAGTGTGGTTAGTGAATCATTTTCGGTTTTTCACATAAACTCTCTTATAGGAACGCTCTCTAATAGGGATTTATAGCAAATTGCGAAAATGATTCACTAAATCCACTACAAGTCACTGAAAATATTTGGTCATGCTCCTTTGTGGAACTTTTCAAGGTCGGAAATACGATGGTTGATGACCTTGATCTGCTCTTCCACAACGGGCATACGCTTTGCGAAGTTGTTGTGTTCCCTAACTTCACGGGTAAGCTCGTCCAACTTTGTTTCTGTGATTGCCTGTTGCTTATCCAGCTTCAAGTCCATTGTATGAGAACTCTTGTTGCTGGAATAAACAACACCAATCAGAGCAAGTCCCCCCGTGATGATAGCCGTAATAATTGACTCGATCATTCCAGACCTCCTGCTTACACCACGGAGTTAATGACTTCACTCACAACGGATTTCAGGTTAAACAGGTTAGGAACCTGTTCCAGAGTGAATACACCACACAGAACCAGGCTAATCCAAGTTTTGACCAGGCCGCTGTCCTTCGTAAACTTCATTATCACTCACCTCCTTCCATTACAGAAATGACTACCTCACGCAGATTGCTCAGGTGGGGGACTTGCTCGATGGTATAGGAACCCTGTTTGATAAGGTTTACCCAGGTTTTAACCAAACCGCTATCTTTGTTGAACATCTCCGTTACCTCCTGTTATTCTGAATAGGGAAGTGCGCTGGCAATCAGAATAGATAACTCCGCAAGAGCGGTATCAATCTGAATTTGCTTAGCTTCCTGAGCCGCTGCCTGTTCTTTCTGGTAGGCAGCTTCGCTGATCTCACCCAGGACAACCGTCTCAGTTCCTTCCAGCTCGTCCTTGCCGTCCAAATGGTAGACCGTACCTTCCAGTACGACACCCTGAGCGTTATGGGCTTCACAAAGGCCATAGCTGCCGTTATCCTGCTTTCTGACCCAAACAGGGTTCGTAACTGTTGCCAGAACAGTTTCGCCTTTTAACATTCGATACATTGCTTTCCCAACCTTTCTTATTCGGATAGAAGCCAAACATGGATTTGAAATACTGATTGGTGCGCTCTCTCACCTTAAAGCTGTTGCCTCGTTTCATGTGTCCGTGGTAGCTGTCAATGGAATTGCGGATGTCCGACAGAGCCATTTCACCTCGTTCGACCTTCCCGTGGAAGGAGCGGAGCTTGCGCCGAATGAGCTTAGTGGAATGAGGGTTCATCTTCAAAATCACCTTACCTTGCGGGGTGATGATGAACTTGGTCTTCAACCACCGGTAGAAATCGGCCAGAGGAATTACCCGAGTCTTCTTCCAGTTGAGCCGCAGTCCCAGATGCCGTGTGACCTCTTCCAGCCCGAGCATACATTCACCTTTCAGGTAGTCCAGGTCTTCGTGAATGGCATAGCCGTCATCCATGTACCGGGCATACCCTTCAATCCCCAGGACTTCTTTGAAATAGTGGTCAACCGGACTCGGCAACAACAGAGCGTTTGTCTGGCTGATCTGACTGCCCAGGCCGAGGCCCACGGGGCCAAAGTCTGCGATAAAGCTGTTGTGCAATTCCCGAACACGGTCATCGTGGAGCCGCCGTTCCGCTTCCCGCAGCAACGGGGCATGGGGAGCGTCATCGAAGAAGCTCTTGAAGTCGTATATTAGGATGCCGCCGCTCAGGCCGTGTTTGCGGAAGTGCCGTTCCAGATGATAGACCATGCGCCGTAGGGCGAAGTCCATGCCTCGGTGTTTCAGGCTGGCGGAATTGTCGTAGATGAAAGAGGCGGAGTAGATCGGAACAATACAGTAGTCACATAGGCACTTCTGAACCGTCCGCTCCGAGATGTGGACAGACCGGATGTGCCGTTTCTTCCCTCGCTCCAT